CTTATACTCCAGAACTGTGCCGGATCTGCTGGATATATATCTCTTAAATAGATATTTGTTTCGTATTGTATAGAGCTTCTCGAAGTAGCACCTGAAGTAAAATCTATTTGTAATCTCTGTTCTAATATTGTTCGATTAATTGTTTCGCTTAAAACATCGGTGCTTGCTGCTACAAAACTCCATTTAGATGCGTCAAACTGTAAAACAGGATTTCCATTTGCATCTGTAATAACAGTACCATCTTCGTTGGTTTGTGCTACAACAGTATGGATTCTTGTAGCATCGCCAAACTCGTCTAAATCTGTTGCAACTAATTGATATATGTCACCGTTGTATGCTGCATAATCTCCTATAATATATTCATCGCTTATTTTTAGTTCTATACTTGCTTCGTTAATTACAATAGGACTATTGTCTCTATTCCTTACTCTATATTCCAAGTAAGGCAATATGTCTAAAATTTCATATTTTTCTATAGCATTAAAATTTAAAAATCTACCTAAAACCTTTGTTTTATTTGATTCTGTAAGTCTATCTATAAAAAATATTTTATCATTTATATTTGCATTCTGACTAGTTTTTAATTCGATTAAAGGATTAATACCTCTATCAATTGTAATAATATCATAATCTCTACTAGATTCGCCGTCTACTTTAACAACTTCATATTCTTTATTATTAATTCTAATATTTTGACCTTTTAATTCTGCAAGGTCATCTATTCCATCTTCTAAAGATCTAGGAAGTTTTGCAATTTTTAAAGCAGTATTACCTATAAGAGTATCTTCATAGAATGTTGCAATTACTTCAACTGTTCCGGTATCTCCTTCAAATCTTGTAGCTCTAAGTGTAAATTTATATGAATTAGTAATGGCAGGCTGGTACGGTATACGTCCTGCAATTTCACCACTTCCTGTATTAAGAGAAAGACCTGGTGGTAAATCACTAGGACTTCCGTCTGGATTAAAATCTAATAATTCGTAAAAAACAAATCCTGCAAGTGTATCGCTTTCTAAAATATCTAGGTAAAGTGTTACATAGTTATTTGCACGTTTGAATCCTAGATCACTAGGTGTTAGCCATACAGGGTTTCTAAGATAAGTGTTATCAGCTGTAAATACACCATTTGCTGCTTGCATAATTGTATTGTCTGCTCTTAGATAATCATCTCCTACAAGATAGATTGTAAATTCTCTCCTTGTCCAGGCATCACCGTCAGTAACTGTGACAGCAAACGTATAGATTCTATTTAACTTTTTCGGTATTTTAGGTTGCCCTGCATTATCGTAACCTAATTGGTCATAATAAAAACTACTATAGCCAAAATCGCTTTTAATAAAAAAGTCTGTTATGAATGTATCATATGCTTCATTATCGTATCCGCCAACTGTGCCTACTCTATTCAATGCTAACAATGGTTCTACTATGCCAGAAATTGTTCCATCACTAGAAAGAGTAAGTCCTGGTGGTAATTCTCCATCTCCGGGTGCAATAAAATATTCTAATTCATCTCCAGATGGTATATCATTATCTATTGCTTGCAGTTTGAAATCTACAAGTGCATTATCTAATATATAAAGTGCATTATTTGTACCGACTGGCAGGTTGCCTTCGTTTGTTATCCATACAGGATCATCTGGACCTACTACATTAATTTTAAAAGTTCTATCATCGATAATATTATTGTAAGTTGCTCTTAAAACAAATTCATAAACTGTATCTCTTGCAACTTCAAATGGTGTACCTACTAGTGTATTACCTTCAATTCTAGTACCTGCAGGAAGCTCTCCTGCTAACAATCTAACACTAGGGTATAATCCGTTTGCTACAGGTAATTGAAAATTAATCGGTACTCTTTCTGCAAGATTTGCAATTACTGTTCCGCTTCCTAGATTCCAAAGTGATTGTACATCTGAAGGAGCTCCGATGCCTGCTGTTCTTTGTTGTTTTGTATTTGGACCTACTACATATGGATATGCAGGCTCAATTAAAGTATTTGAAGTAAATGTTAAAAAATAAGCATATGTTCCATTAGGATATTCAGGAGTTATGCAATATCTGCCGTTATGTTCATCTAAGCTACCTTCTCCTGATGCATATACATAATCCTCAACAAATGTTCCTAGTGTATATTCTCTATCAATATTTCCTGCTCTAAATGTATCTGTAGATTTATAACCATTAGGTCTATGATCATCATTATCTCTTAGAATATATGATGATTGCATTCTTACAGGTCGTGTAAGTGTATCTAAAGGATCGTCATATCCATACGGACCATAAATAGGATAACCGTCAAATGCATAGCCTACTATTTTAGAATGTCCATCAGGATGTCTCATATAGTCATTGCCGTAGCTAGTTAACCCATAGTATTCATTTTCTTGATATATTTTTCGTTCTCTAGAAAATGCATTAGGCACAAAGGCACCTGTTATGTATCTATATAAACCTGTAGCATCTATGTATCCACCAGCTTGATCAACTTTATATAAGTCCGCAAAATAACTTATATCCCAATGTAACTCATCTGGTGGTTTGATTGTACTATTAAATAGAATTTCGTTACTTTTAGGAGAATTGATTAACGCACCATTAGTTGCTATACCTACAGGTCCGTCTAACACTTCTTGAGGATTAGTACTATTTCTTCCGCCTCTATAATTAAATGTTAAATCAATAGTTTGAGTCTGGATAAAAGTACCGAGTGCCCATCCTTTTCTTTCAGTTACACCGTCATTATTTAATGGATTACCTGCCTTTGCTGGATACGGATCTCCGTCTGAAACAATTCTAATATTATTGGCATCCGATGTAATTACGGTTGCACTTGGATAAATTCCAGAATTGTTTGTTATTCCTGTATCACTAGGATTAAACGACATTTAAACCCTCCTTATACAAATGATCCGTTATCGATTACAATCGGTTCTGGTGATACAATAGTTCCTTGATCTACTTCAGTTGTTGCAACTAAGTATTCTAATATGTTTCCCACAGTTAAAGTAATTTGCCCAAAATCAAAAGAATCAGAAATATTTCCTACAGCATCATTTAGATTTCTAATATCTATGCCCCATACAAGACCTTGCATATTACCATTAAAAAATCCACTTATATTTGATGCACTTAAATTATTAACATTAGTAATATCATTTCCTAGTGCATCTAAATTGCCGCCTAACTCAGGCGTTGTATCTGTAACAATTTCGCTGCTAGTATTACTAATAGTTAATGTATCATTTATAATTGCTGTTGAAATACCTTCACCGCCATTTATATTCAACAATCCTGCACTAGTTAAATTTAAACTACCACTATCTGAACTAAAAACTAGTTGTGTAATACCAGCTTGAGAATTAATTGTTACGCCTGTATCTGTAGAATTTAGTGTTATATTTGCTCCAGGTACTAGTTTTTTAAATTGTAAATCATAATTTAACCTTTGCGCAAATACACCCTCGCCGACTTCTCCTATATTAGATGCTGTAGTTTGCTCATCATCTCGGAGATCTAATTCTTCGAAGTTTTGATTTACTTTAATAAAAGCTTCTCTTAGATCGTCACCTGTTCCATCGTTAGCAATATTACCAACATTTATTAATTGAATAGCCATTCCGATTCTCCATTTATAGTATTTAGCTAACTATTATCTGTCCGCCCATGGAGTCATCTACACTTGATTGATAATAAAATGTTCCAATGCTTTTAGGTTGCCAAGTTATACTGCCATTTGCTGTACCATTATTAAGAATACCAAAAACTTGGTTTTCTGTGTCTACAGTAGGCTCTGTCTTGATGTAAAAAGGATAACCTACAGCAGAAATATTAAAAACAATAGTATCTCCATAATCAACATTGATTGTAAGATTATCTCCATTTAATGCACCTGTTGCATCAGTACCTGTTATAGTGTAAGCTATATCACTATTATTAGTTACATTTATATTTCTTGTAGATCCTGCAGGCCTATTTGGACTGGTATCACTAATATCAATATCTATGCTGTCACCGCCATTATCTAAACTTAGTGTCATCGTTTCTAAGCCTTCTGTAGTAAGGTCTTCTGTAATTAAAAAGACTTGACTTGCTGTGCTAGAATTAACTGTGAATGTACCAGTTAAACTTGCAAAATTTAAATCACCAGATGTTACTCCAGTTATTGTATAGTTATAGGTATCTCCGTCATCTACTTCTGTTGTTGTTAGTGTTATTTCTACACTTCTTCCTTCTGGTACAGGATTTACATCTGCACTAAGTGTAAATGTAGGAGTAAGACTAGTGTCATTGAGTATTACAGAAATATTGTCTGCGCCGTTGTCTAATGAAATTGTAAAAGTTTCATCTGATTCTGTAGATCTATCTGCTGTCACTGTAAAAGTTTTGTCTGCTCTATTATCATTTATAGTAAATGATCCTGTTAAACTTTCTCCATTAATATCATCACTTGATATACCTGATATTGTATAATCTACAGTATCACCATTATCAAGGAATGTTGTTATTAATGTAATATCAAAAGTGTCGCCTTCATCTGCATTTGTAACTGATCTAAATAAATTATATGTAGGAGCATTAGCACCTGTACTAGAATCTAAAATAAAGACTCCTATAATTGCTTTACCGTTGTCTAGTTCTAAAACTAAAGTTTCGTTGCCTTCTGTAAGGTTATCTTCTGTTGTATTAATTACAATAGACGCAGTATTACTATTAATAGTAAATACATCACTTAAATCTTGCCCACCTATATCGTCACTACTAACACCAGATATTGTAAAAGGTACACTAGTTCCGTCACTTACATTTGTTGTATTTAGAGTGATTGTAATACTATCTCCTTCAGAAACAGTTTTTTGACTTGCTGTAAGTTCATATGTTTCTGTATCTGGGAAAGTAACTCCGACTTGGTATTGACTGTTAAACTTATTAAAAATAAACTTATTGTTTCCGCCTAGTAATGATCTATCATTTGTGTAATCGTTATCAAGACCATTGTCATAAAGTAAGTTTTCTTTTACAGTCCTATTAATAAAATCTTTTGCTTGTGCAGGAGTAGCACTAGGGTTGATTTGCAAATAAAGTGTAAGCATTCCTGCTACTTGTGGTGCAGCCATACTTGTTCCACTTATATTCATTTGTTTCCAGAATTCATTTCCAAATTGATATGAACCTGTAGTGTAAAGATTTTGATTACTACTTGCACTCATGATATTAGTACCCGGAGCATAAAAATCAACTCCTGGACCTGTTTCTGAACTTGCTGCTTTTTGTTCTAAACCACCGGCATGTATATCACTATCTACATTGCCTATGATATATGCTTCATTGTCATATGGTGAACCGCCTCTGTGATAATATAAAGGACTACCATATACACTGCTGCTAAAATAATTATCGTAATCAACACCGCCAGGAACATCTATTTTTTGGAATGTGTTACCTGCTGCAATAACAACATGTACACCTGCATCAATTAGTTCTTGAATTTCAACATCTATCGCAGATACTCTAGTCGGATATGCTATTCCAGTTCCGTCATAAGATCCTATCATTCCTTTGGCGGTGTCAGGTGCTGTGCCTGTCCACGGTACACCTCTATATACACCTCCTGTAACACCGCTGAAGTAAGAGCTATATCCCCAACTTATATTTACAACAGATGGCCTGCGTACACCAGTAATAGGATCAAGTGGCTTATTTAAATGCCATCCTTTAACAAGATCAAAACTACCAATTGCTGGAATTCCAAAACCTGGATCCGAAGGTCCTTGTAGTCCTTGGATTTTCATCGAATATATATTTGCACCTTTTGCCCAGCCAAATATCCTACCTGCAACTATACCTGCAACGTGTGTGCCATGGCCGTCATAGTCTGCATAAAATCCTCCAGGTTGAGTACCTGTAATACCTGATTCTGTATACCAATTGATTCTTTGTAGTCTTTGCTCACCATTTGCATCATTCCATTCTTCATGAGCAAATTGTATACCACTGTCTTGTACAACTATATCTACTCCAGTTCCATCAATTGTATAATTATACCCGCCCGGAGATGTATTTCCTACGTAAAGATTTGTAGCATCATTAATTCTTCTCAATCCCCAATTAACAAATGCTCCTGCATCACTTGTAGTTTTATCAAATACAGTATCTTGTATTTTTTTATGGGTTAATATAAGATCGTCTCTTTCTTCGGGTTTTAGTTCTACAGCAACTACTCTTGAATCGTTTCTTAAATTGTTTGCTTCTTCATCTGTTAGTGCATAGTGTGTTATTCTATAAGATCCTGGTCTAGAATTAGCAACATCAACAGTTCTATTTGGAATGTTACCTGAACCTGTTGATTTTATCATATCTTGATTGAATTGGTTTGCGTCTACACCTTTGTGCAAACTTACAATATATTCTTTTTCACTCACAGTATGCTATCTCCATTAAGGATTAATTGTTGCGTTTTGTGCAGCAAGTACCATCCATCCATTTGTTGTATATAATAATGTTACACTATCAAGAGCAGCATCAAATACAATTTCTGACCCGTTTGCAAATGTTGTTGGTGTAATTGTTGCATCTCCACCGTGTGCTAACATAACAATAGTTTTCATCTGTCCTAATGTTCCATCTGCTAATGTAAATGCATCTGCACCAGTAGTTGTAATTTCAGTTGAAAGTGTATCAATACTTATAGCACCAGGACCTGTAATTGACTGCATGTCGCCGACAATTTTTGTTATAGGTCCAACAATCTTACCCGCTGTTCCGTCTACTAGTGTAACACTGCCATTATCGGAAGATACTGATCCTTTAACATCACCTGTTAAATTACCAGTTAGAGTATTATTTACAGCATCTACTATTACGCTACTATCATCACCAAAAACAGATCCTTTAACATCGCCTGTAAACGGATCTGTTGCACTTTGATAACCTGCTGCTGCATGATCGCCCCAACCAAATGCTGTATCTGCATTAGTACCTTGAGCTGATGTTGCAGCATCTGTAATTCCGTATCCAGCAAGTGTAGTTGGAGTACTCGATATTAGTGTCCAACCTATATCAAATCCTGTAATACTTCCGCCGCCGTCACCTGTTAGTGTTGTAAATCCACTTATGGTGCCACCTGTGTCACCAGTGATGTTTGTAAAGCCACTTATTGTGCCACCTGTATCACCTGTAACATTTAGGAAGCCAGTTATGTCACCACCTGTATCACCTGTTAGTGTTGTAAAGCCACTTATGGTCCCTCCAGTATCGCCCGTGATATTTGTAAATCCACTTATTGTGCCACCAGTGTCACCTGTTAGTGTAGTAAATCCACTTATTGTGCCGCCGCTTGTGCCGGTTAAGTTAGTATATCCGCTAACAGTGCCGCTTCCTGGACCAGTAATATTAGCATACTGTGTGATATCTCCAACCCCAGTACCTGTTACTGAAGTTGAATAAAGACCTAATGCTGTAAAATCTCTAGCACCTATACTCCAACGATCTATACCTTCGTCCCAAATAAACTCAACATTTGCTTCACTGCCTCTGTCAATTTCAATACCTGCTGATAGATTTGTTACTCCAGCACCAGTTTCGCCTTTGTTAAGTAGAATTGTATTGTCTGTAATTTCAGTGTTAGTTGTTTCTATACTTGTAGTTGTACCTTGCACTGTTAGGTTGCCAGAAACAACTACATTGTTCTCAAATGTAGCATCACCAGTTACAGTAGGAGCAATAACTTTTCCTGAAACACCGTCAATAATAGGTGTACTATCATCGGCTACAACACTACCAATTAACGATCCTTCAAATACTCCTGTATGCAAACTTACCCATGCACCATTTTGATAGAATTGGAATCTATTATCATCAGTATTGTATACTGTATCGCCTGCTTGTGTAACAATTAAATCTATATTTGCTTGTGAAAGATTTACAAACTTAAATGGTCCGCCTTCTACTCTAGCTCTGTTTCCAGTTTGTAAAACTAGATCTGTTGCACTTTCAATAGTACCTGTTCCTGTACCGCTTAGTAAGAAGTTTTGTGTTTCAATAACATTAGCAGTAACAGTATCAATACTAAAGTTTTCAGCTCTTAGAGTTACAAAGTTACCTTCATCATATCTACGTGCTACTGTACCTATTTTTCCTGATTCATCTAAGAAAGGAAAAATGTCTCCGGTACTTTCTGTATTACCTAGTGTTACTTTGTCACTTGCGTTAATTTGAATAACTGTACCAGTAATTGTACCAATCGCTGTAGGGAACTGCAAATTACCTGTAATACTATTGTTAACACCGTCAATAATAATTGTAGAATCGTCTCCAAAGAAAGAACCTCTAAAGTCTCCAGTAACATTTACAAGATTTGCTCCGTTGATGTTTCCGCCGTTCATCCATAAGTTGCCGCCGGTGACACCAATCTCGCCTAGCACATGTAACTGATAGCCGCCGTTGCCTGCTGTTTTATCACCAAATACACCTATGTTTGCTTTGTGTAAGTCGCCTGTTGCACTACCTGTTAAATCGCCTACAACAGTAGTAGCATTTACTGTATTAATGTATGCTTCACCAAAAGATAACCCAGATCTACCAACACTTCCATTTCCATTTACAGCTGGGTAAATGTCATTGTCGCCTTGCACTTGTACTTCGTTCACTTCAAGTCTTGTAGCTGTATCTATTTGTATAACATCTCCACTTAAAGTTCCTGTAGTATCTTGATATGTAATACTATATCCTGTTTCAACAGTTAGTGTGTCTGTTTTATTACTGCTAAAGCCTGTAATATCACCTGCAATACCTGGTTCCCAAACTTGTGTTGTTTCATTCCAAACAATTGTTTGTCCATTAAGTGCGCCATTTTGTGTTAGTCGTGCAGCATTAATTCTTGAATTAAGATGATCTACGAGTAATGTACTATCTTCACCAAATACACTACCAATCAAGTCACCTGTGTTTGTAACTTCTACCTGAACAAGTCCGTCTTGTATAAATTCAGGAATAACAGCTCTTAGTTCTACAGCTCTAATATAACCTTCGTCATTTTCTAAATCACCAACTGTCTGTGGAGCTCCGGCAATAACTGCATAAGGAATTTCATTTGTAGTTGCATCAAAAACTGTACTACCGTCATTGCCTTTAATACTACCTTGTAAAAAGTTTGCATATACTCCGTCGAACCTGTTAGCAGGACCACCTACACTAGCACCTACATCTTCATCTGGCAGTATACTTTGGCTAACTTGTATGTTTGTAACAAATAGTTCTGCTTCGTCTCCGCCTAGTTCGTAAAATTCTAATCCAGTTCCATCTGCTTTAACACGGACAAATAATCCTTCTGATCCTGCATAATTCTCTGGTGTGTCATCTAAATCTGTAAATGTTCCAGGTTGTATTTGGTTTCCGTTAATTGTTATTGCCGCGGCGTTAATAGTTCCAAGTGCATCAATATTTTGTGCATCAACAATACTAACATTGCGTAAGTCTAAATTATCACCAGCAGGTATTTCTTTGATCTTATTACCGTCTGTGGTGTCTAGTATTAGTGGAAATCTATTAGCCATTCGTCAAATCCTGTTGTTTTATATATTTAGTGTAAATCAGCCCAACCAGTTGTGCTATCGTTATTTGCGTCCGCTGCATACCCTTGGAACTTTCCTGTTGTTGTATTATACACCATCATACCTAATGTAGGTGTTAGTGCGTCTATGTCTGCTTGTGTCAGAATAGGAGGTGTAAATGATCCCTGCATTGTTACATCACCGTACATTTTAGTTTTTACGCCGCTTTGGCTGTCTAA